GGTGATGACTACATGGGAATAAGAGCTTATCTATTTGACATAGGAGTTCTTGACCCTGATTCAGATTTGTATGGACAAACAAGTAATTTAGAAAACGTTAAACCTATAGAGCAATTTATGATTGAAATGGTAGACGAATAATGCCAGGAGGTGGAGCTGATTATATGGAAGCCACTCAAGGTGGTACTGATTCATCTGCATCATCTTCCTATTCATCTCCATATTCATCTCCAAGTAATTCTCCAGGTCATCCTAGTAACGATAACAGTAGTAATAATAGTAGTAATAACTATTACAGCAATCCAGATGATGATTATGATGATTCTTGGGAAAGTCAATCTAATGATTACGAAGAACCTTATACACCTCCAAATCAAATATATGGCTCCGGACAAGCAGGACCTGGAGAAAGTTATGAATGGACCCATGAATATGGGATGTCTGGTCCAAATATAAATAGTTTAATTCAAGGTTTATCTCCACAAACATTATCTTTTTGGGGTATTAATGCAAATTCCCAAACTATTCCTAATGAATTATTTCAAATGTTAATTGAAGGTTCTATTGTAGGTGATAATGAAGCAATGTATAATGATATTGATCCTAACACACCAGGAATTCAAACAGATTCAGGAGTTGGAACTTTTTCTGATCTAGAAATGGGAAATCATCCTGCTATAGGAGGAATGGATAATTATTATAATTTTATGAGTCTTCCTACACTTGTGTCATATGCAAATACTTCAAGTGGTAGTGGTGATTCCGGTTATGGATATGGATATGGATACGGTAATAGAGGTAGATCTGGTGGTATAAGCGGTAGAGCTGCACAACCAACAATAGATCCTTATAACCCTGAGTTTGGTAAATGGGGTCAATCAACTGTTCAAGGTGATTTTATTAGAAGTTTAAAAAACCGTGGCGGAATAATTAGTATAGCGAGGTAGTATGTTAAATTTGTTACTTAAACCATTATTAGGAGTTGCCTCTCAAGCCGTCACTGGCTTCGTAGAGACAAAAAAAGCGAAGGCTGAATCTAAGCTAGTAGAAATAAAAGCAAAGACTGCACTGCGTGAAAAGCAGATAGCCGGTGAAATATCATGGGAAGCATCAGCCGTAGATCAAATGAAAGGGTCGTGGAAAGATGAATTTTGGACTCTTATCTTTGGCGGAATTTTAATTTCGTGCTTCCTGCCTTGGACACAATCTTATGTCGCAGAGGGATTTGTTTTTCTTGATACCAATACCCCAGATTGGTTTGCTACTTGTTTATACGTTTGTATTGGTAGTTCATTTGGATATAGATTTGGTAAAGCAGGTCTAGCGCACATGAAAAAAAGATGACACCAGAAAGATTATCAGCATGGAGAATTTTTCCTAGGTTACTAATTACATTATATGGAATTTCATTCTGGCGTACAACAGAATGGTTTATGAGTTTACCAGATCCAACAAACGCACAATCAGCTTTTGTGTCAGTCGTTGTCGGAGCTGGTGCCGCATGGTTTGGCCTCTATGTTGGAGGTACCAAACACGCAACAGTAAAAGTGGAGAATAAAACAACATGAGCTTAGTAGAAAATATTAACAAAAGAAAAAAAGCAGGAACTTCTAGACCTAAAAGTAAATCTACCGTAAGTGATAAATCTTATGCAGCGATGAAAGCTGGATGGAAAAAAAGAGGTGGAGTAATTAAGAAAAAAACAGGTGGAAAAGTAAAATAATGACTATTAAAAAATATCAAAATCCTACAGGTGGATTAAATGATGCTGGAAGAAAACATTATGGTGTTAAATCCCCAGTTTCAAAAGGTACTAATCCAAGAAGAATTTCTTTTGCTGCTAGATTTGGTGGGATGAAAGGTCCTATGACAAAACCTGATGGCAGCCCTACCCGTAAAGCACTAGCACTTAAAAAATGGGGATTTTCTTCACCCCAAGCAGCTACTAGTTTTGCAAACAAAAATAAAAAAACATAATGCCTTTTAAATCAGAAAAACAAAGAAAATATTTATGGGCTAATGAGCCTGAAATAGCAAAAGATTGGACAGAAGAATATGGAAGTAAAATTGTTAAAAAGAATGTAGGTGGCACTGTTCAACGACAAGTTAAACCAAGAGGTTTTAGCTTGATGTTACCTAATAAAAGACCTATAACCAAAATATATTAAGGAGATAACTATGGTTGGAAAAATTATGTCAAGACCCGAAAAAAGAAAAACACCGGGTAAAAAAATGATGACTACTACTTATAAAAAAGGTGGAACTGTAAAGAAAGCCAAAGGTGGTAAAGTAGCTAAAAAATTAATGGGCGGTGGTCAAGGTTATAATGCTAGATTAGATGACTCTATGGGAGCAAGAAATGGAAGCAAAACTCAATCCATGGCTTCTAGAAGAAATGAATCTAAAGGCATGGAAAAATCCATGGGCAAAGGTGCTTATTCAGGAGATTCTAGAATGGCGTCTAGAGGTGGTAAAGTTAAAAGAAAGTAATTTATGCGAGACGAAACCGCGATTTATATAATCTTGAAAAAGATTAGAGCGCGCAAAGAAAATTTAAAAGATGTTATAGCATCAGGCTTGCCATCAATGGACGCTTATGTTAAAGCAGTAGGTGAGCATAAAGCTTACACAATAATGGAACAGGAGATTCAAGACCTGCAGAAAGACGAGGATAACGATGACAGAGAAGGAACTGCCAAAGCGTAGATTTGCGCTTGAAGAAAAAGATTTGGCTGTAGAAGCTGATGAAAATAATAAGATAGCGGAAGATAAAGAAAACCGTTTTCTTAAAAAATTACAAGAAGATGCTACTGAGAGCATTGAACATTTACCCGATGAAAAAGTTTTAGATAGGTTACCAGATCCTACTGGTTGGCGTATTTTAGTATTGCCTTTTAAAGGGCAAGGTAAAACTAAAGGTGGTGTTATATTAACAGATCAACACATGGAAGAACGTGGTTATACAACAGTAACTGCTTTAGTTCTTAAAATGGGACCAGACTGTTACACAGATGAAAAGAGATATCCACATGGACCGTGGTGCAAGAAAGGCGATTGGATTATATTTGGTCGTTATTCTGGATCAAGGTTTGGGATAGAAGGTGGTGAAGTGAGAATACTTAACGAGGACGAGATAATTGCTGTGGTAAAAGACCCAGAGGATATCTTGCAATATAAATAAACAGGAGTAAAATATGCCTGCAATAGAAACGCAAGCCGAAGCCGATGAAAAGATGGTTGATCTTCCTTCTACTGGAAACACTGTGGATGTCACATTAGATGATACTGATGTTAAAGTTAATAAGGAAGAACCAGATATTGTCAACGAATCTAAAGAAGTTGTTATTGAAGAAACAGCTTCGGAAGGTGAGATGGAAGATTACGGGAAAAAAGTACAATCCCGTATTGATAAATTAACAAAAAGAGTACGTGAATCAGAAAGACGTGAACAAGCAGCTATACAGTATGCACAAGGTGTACAACAAGATGCTCAAAAAATGCGTCAAAAAGCTCGTAATTTAGACACCGGATATGTAACTGAGTTTGCTAGCCGTGTAGAAGCAGAAACAGAAGAGGCTAAAAAAGCTTTAAAAGCTGCAGTAGAGTTAGGTGATAGTGATGCACAAGTAGATGCACAACAAAAACTAGCACGTTTAGCAATAGAATCTGAACGTGTAAAATCTACACAAGCTCAACGCGAAAGGTTAAAAAAAGAGATGGAGGCACGTGGGGTTAATCCTAACCAACCACAAATGCCTAATCCTCAACAAATGCAACCTCAAGCAGCACCACCCCCACCACCAGATCCTAAAGCTGAAGCGTGGGCGGAAAAGAACAAATGGTTTGGTGAAGATGAACCAATGACCTTGACATCTTTCTCAATTCATCGTAAACTAGTAGAAGAAGGATATAATCCATCATCTGATGACTATTATAATCAAATAGACATGAGAATGAGGGAAACATTTCCTCATAAGTTTGACGGACAAAGGACATCGCCTCCTCAAATGGTGGCCTCTGCAAATAGAGGTGGGCCAGTAGGCGCGCGGAAAGGCACAGTGAGACTCACACCCTCACAAGTAGCTATCGCAAAAAAACTAGGTGTGCCACTAAGCGAATATGCGAAGTACGTGAAGGAGTAATGCATATGAATACAATGAAAAAAGATAAATTACCATCACGCGAGGCTGAAACCAGAACTCATAATGAGAGAAGGAAACCATGGTCTCCACCATCACAACTAGACGCACCACCTGCACCTGCTGGATTTAAACACAGATGGGTAAGGGCCGAGTCTGTAGGACAGCAAGATCAAAAAAATGTTTCTGCTAAACTACGAGAAGGTTGGGAATTTGTTCGTGCAGACGAATATGATACCAACATTTGGCCTCAAATTGATTCAGGTAAATATGAAGGTGTTATAGCTGTTGGAGGTTTAATGCTAGCAAGGATTCCGCTAGAGACTGTTAAAGAACGTGCAGCACATTTTGCGAAAGTAACGCAAGATAAAGATGACGCGATCGCTAACGATCCTCTAAAGGACCAACATCCTAGTATGCCTGTTTCGAGAGAAAGCAGGTCGCAAGTTAGTTTTGGTGGCAAAAAATCTAGTTAGATTTTAACCCCTAAATTACAACTTTTTAACACACTCGGGGTGAGTGTGTTATATTAAATTTTTTCAGGAGAAAAAATCATGGCTAATAAAGACGCGCCATTTGGTTTAAGACCTGTAGGCGAATTAGGAAGCGGCATTCAAAATGGCGGTACTTCTAAATATAAAATTGCAAATGGCTATGCTACTGCGATTTTTAAAGGAGATATTGTTAAGTTAGTTGCTGCAGGAACTATACAAGTTAGTGGAAACGCTGATGTTGCTAACGTTGGAGTTTTCAACGGTTGTTTCTACAATGACCCTACTACACAAAAACCAACATGGTCAAACTACTACCCTGGTAGCATAACACCTACTGTGGGCGATATAGACGCGTTCGTTTACGATGATCCAAACATGCTCTTTCAAATTCAAGATAATGCAACTCTAGGACAAACTGCTGTTGGCGATAATGCTGACCAAGTTTATGCTGCGGGTTCTACTATCAATGGTCAATCTAAATCTGAGTTAGGTGCTGCTGCAGGCGGTGCTGCTCAATTAAGAATTATCAGAATTTGTGAAGACCCTGATAACAGTGACATTGCTAGTGCTAATGCTAACTGGATCGTAAGATTCAACGAGCATCTGTACTATAACAATGGCGCTGGCGTATAAACCTAAAGGAGATTGAACAATGGTTATTTCAAGAATGCAATTGGTCAAAGAACTCGAACCTGGTTTGAACGCCCTGTTTGGTTTAGAGTACGACCGATACGAAAATCAAGACAAAGAAATATTCGATTCAGAATCATCTGATCGTGCTTTCGAAGAAGAAGTAATGCTTGGCGGTTTTGCCAATGCAGCTGTAAAGCCGGAAGGCCAAGGTGTGACTTATGAAGATGCACAAGAAACTTACACTGCTAGGTACACTAACGAGACTATTGCTTTAGCTTTTGCACTAACAGAAGAAGCTGTAGAGGATAATCTTTACGACAAACTTAGCACTCGCTATACTAAAGCATTAGCGCGTTCTATGGCTAACACTAAACAAGTTAAAGCTGCAAACATTCTTAACAGAGCGTTT